TTTTTGGAGGGCATGCCAAGGATAACCATTGCAGCATCCTTCGCGCCTTTCATTAGGCTGTAGCGAAGTAGGCATTGTAGCCAGGTGCGCGGCAACCAAGCTGGTAATATCCGCCCATTCTGACCTCGACACCATCGAATCCGTTCTGCCGGAGCATGCTGTTACCATCATGCTTGAGGATCTGAACTGCATCTCCAATCGAATACAATGCAAAGGTATCCAACTGAATCAGGTATCCAGTTCCTGTCGGAACGTCTTTATCCGGAACTACGTCGATCACTCCATGCGGTCCGTAAACCTGCAGTGAGCGGAAGCCAAAGTTCTGCGCCGGACCCGGTTGACGTGCGCCCGTGACCTGTGCATCCAAACTCACTTCCAAGGTTGCCCAATCAGTGTAGTTCAAAAAGCACACACCCGGTTCACCACCTTCGCGTCCAACGACATTTGCAGCATTGATCACCGTCTGTTTAATCGACGTGTCAAATGCAACACGTTGACCTCCGAGGCGAGTCGTATCCTTGGACCTATCCTGTCCAAAGAATGCCGTAGAACCTGGTGCAGACGCAGGGATCCAATCCTGGAGTCCAGCCATGCACAGGTACGTTCCCGGAGTCACGAGGTCACCAACAGGAATAATCACATCACTCGTTGCGATTGATGCAATCGTACTCAGGTTGGCAGACACAGTGATCTGACTCGCAGCAGCGCCACGGTTGACGGCAGTCACGGTGAGCGCTTCGCCGGAATCCCGGAGTGCGCCGGTACTGGTGGAGGCAGCAAAAACGATCTTCATGCCAACCTCGAAATTGAGGCTATCAAGATCATTTGTGAGATCCAGTGCGGTCGTTGAAAACGAAGAGTTAGCAACGACACCAATCGCACCATTCTGCTGCCGAAACAACTGTCTGCTCAACGTATCTCCCAGGGTTTTTAAGCCGAGGTCGGTCTCCGTTGTCAGTGCTTCCAGGAACGAATACTCGTTGCCCTTGGATGCTTCAATCGTTTCACCAGATACGGTGACAACCGCGTAGTTCTTGACGCGAGTCAAGAGGAACTCTCCCAGAGAGCTGGAAGTCGCGTTGCTCTGGGCATCTGCAAAGGTTGCAGAACGACCCTGAGGACGTGCGTAAATAATAGGTAACGGCATGTTTTTCGTTAATACTTTCAGTCACTTGCGCTACTTAGTGACTCAGCCATTTTCAAGCTCTGCTGCTCAGACTTTCACCTGAGACAAGACTATATCATCATCCTAGTAGGATGCTCGGCGCTTCCACTCGCTTGAGTGTACTTCCTTGCGGAATAGTCGTTGAACCTTCCTCCCTTGGAGGCTTGGCTGCTGATTGTCCTCGACTTGACGTTAGGAGTTCCCAGCAATTCACCGAGTTTTCGACAAACATTTCTGTTTGAAGCGGCTGCAAATTCAACCGCGAAACCTAGTATTTTTTGGGATCATCGTTAGGAACGGATGATTGTGGTATGCCACATCCATCGGTTTTTTATCAATGTAGTACTGCTTGAGTGCGTCATTCCACGCAGTCATAGTAGTAGCTGGAGATGCTTCAGCCATGAGATATTTCTAAGAAATCAGATTAATTAAACCCGCAGACTTCCATTGAAGGCACCCATGGCGCGCTCAAGTATTTCTTCTTGAGTCAGCGGCGCATCAGGTTTCTTCGATGATGAGCTACGAGAGGTTTTTTGAGATAGTGTCCGATTTCTCGATCTCTGGACAGGCCGTGAGGCGGGCTTTTCGTCGGCTACGGCTGGAGCCTTTCTGTGTGAAAACTTTGGATGCTGTAGGAGTTTCTCTGCTTCCTGAGAATAGTAATTCTCAACTAATCCAAGGAGTTGCTCGTCTCCCAACAGCTTTCCAGTATTCTGTGCATACTGTGATGCAGTTTCAAGTGCAATTTCCTGTGCTTCATCCCACATTGAGTTTGTGAGACTAAATTCCTCGCTGGAATCTGCGAGAGTTTTCAGTCTTGAGACATAGTCAGAGACCTTCTGTCCTGCCTCCAAGGACGCTTTCTCATTCTCAAGTCTTTCGACTCGCGCCGCGAGGTCCGACTGCTGCTGGCCTTGAGGCTCCCGACCGAGAACCTGATCGGTGGCAGATTCATACGATCCACCGAGCTTCTCCAATGCCGAGAGGTGATCTCCTCTTTTGACAGAGGCTTCAATTTCCTCGTATTTCTTGAGTTCCTGCTCCCGATGTTTGACTTCTTGCTGCCGGCGGAAGATTTCCCGCTCCCGCTTTGCCACTGAAACAAAGTTCCTGGAAAGGCTTTTTGGTGTTTCATCTGGAACCTCGGCAACTTCTTCAGTTTCTGCTTCTGCTTCTGCTTCTACTGTTTCTTCTTCTTGAGGTGTCTCCTCCTCGGTTTCAACCTCTATCTGCTCGGTTGCAGCTCCGTGGTCTGCCATGAACTGCTGGATCTGACGCTGTGATTCCTCCTCTAGACGCTGATCCTGCACCTCATTCAGGTTGATCTCCTGTTCCTCTTGCTCTTGCTCCTGTTCGGCGGCGATTGCTTCCTCTGCCATGAGAACCTTTCATGCTTTTCTGTGAAAAATTCCCTGCTCGTCCATTAGCTTGGCAGCACCTCTGGTGGAGGTGCAGTTTCCATTTCAGGAGGCAGCTCCATTGGTCCCGGAGTTGCGGGTGCCATTTCCTCCAACACGTCGCTAAGCTCTCCAGCCTGTGGCAGCTCTCCTCCTGCCGGTAGTTCTCCCATCGGCATCTCCGGCGCTGGTGCCGCATCATCAAGCATTGCCTGTGCAGTTGTGAGGAAGGTGAGCATCATGTCCAGTTTCTCCTGCTCAACTCCCTGCTGGAGTGCTTCGAGATATGCAAGTTGCATCCGTGACTTTGCGAGTGTCAAATTCATCAGTGGATCCGGCGCGACATATTCGTTGTCATCCAAGATTTTACTGATGCGCCACTCAACATCATTCTCCGCAGTTTCCATCCAATGGGTGACTGAACTCAAATCCGGATAATCCAGGAGTTTTGTAATCTGTTCACGTTCAGAGATCACTCCCATGTTTATGAGTTCCTGCACAGTTTGAATCCTACCGGCAGGAGTGGATGGCAGCAGTGAAACAGGGAATGCAGTTAACTGGTAGTCCTCTTGTGCAAGCCGAACATCCTCAAATGCGGTCATTTCAAAACCTTTTTTCCGCATGGTCCGCACAGTGAAGGAGTTCCCTTCTTCCACAATTTCCTCTCCCAAGTCCATGAACCAGGACGCACATTCCATGAATGCAGATTCATAGCGCTGTGCCGTGAGCATGTGGCGCTCTGTTTCAATATCGGTGTAGATCCTCAGTGCGACTCCAGAGTCGAGTCCTGAAGGTTTCTTTCCTGTTGCACTCAGTTCGGAGATTCCACTGATTTCATACGCACGTTGCAGGAGTCGATCCAAGTGATTATAGACCTCTCCGGACATTGCTTGAGGCACATAACTCACAGGAGGTTGTGCGCCTGCATACATCAGAATTGTGCCAGGTACATTCCGGAGGTGGTTTGGACTGACCTTACTCCCGATTGGAACAAAGAAGTATGGACTCGACATGAGTGCCATCGACTGTTGGATCCTGATCAGCAGAGAGTTAATCTCACGCTGGACTGGTTCAAGTTGCTCGACCAGGGAGGTGCCTGAGAATCCAAGCACCGCGTCAGACCATCTCAGAAACACAAATGGAAATCTATCATAATTCCAGTGTTCATCGAGGAGGGTTACTCCATCAATACAGATGACATGTCTTCCGTCATCAGTGTCCTCTCCGGTTGGCAGATGCCATGCTTCAAACGCAGTCGCCATCTGCTCTTCATCGGCAGTATCCGAGTATGACTTCTCAACAAGTGCAGTTTCAATATCGGATGCACGTTCAGGAAACTGGTGGATCAGGGATGCCTTGTGTGTCTCCAGGATCTGAAAGAGATTCCTTGGTGCTGCGTAGAGTGCTTCTCCTAGATCCCAGAAGATATGGTTTGAAAACACACGCTCGGCAGAGATTCGGTCTCCACTTCGGAATAGTTTGAGAACGCCGAGGTCCATGATACAGGCATCCGCAAATATGCGAGGCATGAGATCATACAAACCCAACTCCATGAAAAGACCTTCCATGCTGTCACCGAGGCGCTTTGCTTTCCTCCGGAGCATGTAATCGCCTTCTCTGGTGAGGTAGAGAGGACGTGGTTTATTCCGTCCAATCTTGGACGTGATTGTATCAACCTGAGACTGTGCGACATTGAGACGCATCACGTTTGGATCCCGACGTAGTCCTGCCTGAGATCTCATGGTTCCAGATGCACCTAACTGCGAGTATGATTTCTGTCCATACATCCGCATGAAATCTAGGTTTCCATCTGTCCGTGAGAGATGGTCATTCTCTAGCTTGTGAACAATATCAACAACATGATCACAGATTTCGTTGGTTTCAGACTCGTACCAGTACATCGTCGTCAGGCTCCGCGCTAAAGTATTTAAGTTGCTCGTCTGTGGGTGGTTTTGGTGCCTCTGGAATCTCATAACTAGGTAAAAACTCCACCTCAATTCCAAATCCTTTGAACCGTGCTGCTTTTTGTTCTTGTAAAAACAACACCAGATCCTTCACCTCCTCTAAATTGATGTTTGGTTTTCCAATCATGGGACTGCCTCTTCTAGTATTCGTGAGGCCCGGACTTGTGCCGCAGGAACCGGAACTGGATCACTTTGAATCCACTCACCACCTGCTAACATTTCTATGTTTCCAGACGGAGATTCTTCCTGCATCATCTGTGATCCAATCACCACTGGAGGCAGGACCACCATATAGGGCAAGCCTTTTCGTGCTGCATCCCGGAGTTTTGGAGTGAGGTTGAGTGTTGAGACAGGGATTCCCTTCGCTTTTTCTTTTATTGTTGCCGCAGCATCCTCTATGGATTTGAAGACTGGTATTTGCCTTGTCTCAGGATTCGTCCAATAATCCTCAAATATTGGATCGTAAATTCTCCATTGACGACCATCCGTCACAGGTCGCAGAGAGTGTGCAGATCCAATGTCTGATGTCTCAACCTTCGCACCATATTTCTTTCCAAGTGCTTTTGCCTGGTCGTTGACGATCTGATCGTAGAAACCTTTCATGCCCTCACCGCCAATTTCGAGTTCCTGGTCTTCAAGCATGTGATATCTGCCAAGGATTTTCTCTCCTTGCTCACCTCGTGTGGTTCCTTTTGCGTATTTCAATGGTACAGATTCAGTTTCCAAAAGTTTTCTTGCTGCTTCTTTTCCAATATGTTGTGACAGTTCTGACTTTGGAACCATCTTATCCACCAAGGGTACCCGTTGCCCATGAAGTTCTGGTCGATAGCGTCTCTCATCTAGTCCATAAGCAACCAGATGCCCAGATTCTGGATCATAATGGAGTGCGGAAACATGTTTGCTCAAATCATAACGTGCGGCTTGCTGCGCTCCGGTTGTCCAGCCAATCTTGTCAAACTTGTTGTCTGCGGCCCATCGCACCATGCGCTTCAGTGAAAGTGCAACCCACTGATTTGTATCCATGATGAAGGGTGCTTCTGGAACTCCTCCTTTGAGTTCATGGATTTCATCTGTCAACTGATCATACTCTGCAAGCAACTCTGGAGAGAGATCCTTGGGATCCGACCATCTCCTTACCGTCTCTAGTGGATGCAAGGACTCCATAATCGCCTCCCTACGTCGTCTTGCCTCTTCCATCCGTTTCGTCTGCTCAGGACTCTTGAACCCTTGATCACGTCCTTTCTGCGCCCAATCACTCTGGATTTCTTCAATAAACAAAACCTTGTTGCCGTCTGCATCCACTCTCTCATTGAAGCGGATGTGTGCAACAATGTTTGGTTCATCGTAGTGTCCTCCACGGAATGCTCCAGATATGACATTTTCTCCATGTATATCTTCTGGATAATTTTTAAGTCTTCTTTCTGCTAGTTCTATGATTTCAGTATCATTATATCCCTGGTAGGAGCCATCTGGCATGAGGTTAATTCTATCACCAAAATTACCAAGTTCTTTTCCATCATAAAAGATTTTAACGGTGCCTTGAGTTACCGAGCGCCTATCTCTTAAAAAAGTCACCTTATTAGGATCAAACGTGGCCTTTTCTGGAGTTGGCAAAGTCAGCACCAGCTCCCGGTAGTTCTCTCCTCCTGGAAGTTGGTATGCAGGATCAGAGAATTTTGTAGGTTCCGGAGGTGCTGCAAAAAGGTCTGCGCGTATGTCGTATGGATTCCCATACACCACCTCCTGAATCTGAATCTGATTTGCATCCAGATACTCCTCAAGATCTGCCTTTGAGACATTCCCTTTCCGGGATTTGAGCCAGTCTCCAACTCCGGTCCACTCGATTTCATCCTCTTTGACTCCTCGTCCTTGAAGCTGCCGGAGCCACTGCTTTGCAGGAAGTGCATCCTTGGAAACCTCTCTGACGGCATTGAGTGCAGGAGAGGTGAAGGTTGGTCCAGGAGGCAGCATTGATCCTCCTCCAATGAGGGATTGTTCAGGAGTCAACTCCTGGATCCTGCTCAATGGAAGTCCTTCGATTATCTGATCTGCTGCAACCTGAGTGGCAGCAGCAGGAACCAGGGATCGTTCTTCCACCTTCCACGGTGCCTTTGGGATTTCAAACCCTAGACGCTCTGCCTGCTCACCTGGGAATCGTTTGAGTTTCTGGAACCTCTGTTGGGATTCCACAACATTCTGTGCTTGCAGTGCAACGGCATCATCATACTCATCTCGCAACAGGCTTGTCCGTACCTGATCCTCTGGATTGTAGGGTCCACTGAGTTGCTCAAACACCTCTGTGGATTCGGGATCATAGTGCATGAACACCACATCAGGTTCTCCCTGATTGTAGTCAGAGAACAGTTCCTTGTTCCACTCCGGAGGAGCAAAGTCATCATTCCATGCCGTTCGCGAGGACGGACGGAATCCGACGCTGCTATATAATTGAGGAAGGATTGTGTCGAATGCGTCCAGCTTGGTGCCTCCATTCTCGACTGCAAGGAGCAGCATTGACACTGTCGAGGCACGCCGTCCGGAACCTTTGGTATTGAAGACTGAGACGATGTCTCCATCATCTGCAACCGCAAATCCGGTCTTACCGTCTTTGGTTAGAAAAAGGCGTTTATGCTGGTATTCGGCAGGAGTGTAGACGTAGACAGAAGCACCAAACGGATTTTGCTCTTTTGAACGCTTGATGGACTGTTCAAAAACATTTGCTGCCTCAATGGTCTGAGGAAGTTCGTAGTAATCAGGTGTGGAGACGCCTAGAGAGTTGAGGCGTCCTTGATCCTGCTTGGAGAGATTGTGCCGGACGACCTTGCCAAGACCTCTTAATTCCAGTCCAGGATTTCGCGCACTTTCTGAGGTGAAAGCCCGCTTGACTGCACCAGTTCCAGTTCTATCTGCGACAATTCCTCGGTGGATTTTGTCTCGGATGGCTTTTGCGATTCTTGTGGTGTCAGTGGCTCGGTATTGCTGTTCGAGTCCACCAACAGCTCGTTCAATATCGGTTCTGAACCCTCGGTAAGGTGTCGCAGCATACGCTTCTGCCGAGGGTTGAAACTGTTCAACACTGCTGATGCGTCTTCCATATTCAGTTCCTTCTAGAATGGATCCATATTTATCTGTTCGTATCAGACTAGCAAAATCTGGAACATTTGCAATCTCATTCGGAGATAGTTCCAGATAGAGTTCGTCCATCGATTTTGCACGTCCTCCAGGAGATCTGCGCTTTTCATAGAGTGCCTTCACAAAACTCCAGACTGTTTCCTGCACCTCGGCAGGTTTCCAGGTGGTCCCAGTCCTTTTTGAGAGATAATCTGCTGCACGCCTGGTTGCCGCAGCACTCAGGATGTACCCTGGACTTTTGACTCCACGACCCTCTGTGGATTTGAATATCTTTCCTCCAAAGACCTCCTGCAAGAGGTTATACGCACGTCCCTGCCAGGTGTCAAGAGTGACCTCATCAAGATTAGACAGGAGGTTCCGCATGAATGAATCTGCCTTTGGACCTGAGAGTTCAATCACAGTCGGATCCTTTGCAGTGAGTGCAGTGACCGAGTTGTTCACCCATACGTTCATCACAGATTTCTCGGTGCCGGTGCCTACAACACTTTTTCCCATGATCCTGCGGATTTCCTTGGAATCTGTGGGTCTTCCTGCGTCGGTCCATGTACGCCAAACCCGGAGGGCGTTTTCCAGGTTCATCTCCACAGAGGTTCGTGGAGACGTTGCAGCAAGCAGTGCAATGAACCGCTCAGTGTCTTCTCCAAAGACATTCTGGAGTTGCTCTGCACCATGTCGATACCAACCCTGTTTGAAACGCCCTGCAAATGCTAGTGCGCTGAGATCCTCCTTCTCCAATCGTGGAATCTGTTGTCCTCCAAGGATTGTGATTGGTTTTCCTGTCCGTGTTTTTCCTGTTCTTGCAATCGTCTCAATTGCCTCGATGGTGTCAGGAGTGAGCATCAACAACTCCTCCTCGGTCATGTAATTCCGCAGATCCTTCATTGCATCTGATGCCATGATCTGCTGCTGGAGGGTGCGCTTCAGCATCACACGTTCTCCTCCAAACGCCTGCACCGGAAGTTTCTCAGGAAGTTTCTTCCATCCGGATTTTGTGGGTGCCTCTGTCACATTCAGTGCCGCAGCAATTTCCTCTGAGGATTTCCCTGCGGACTTCATCTTGTCTGCACGTTTTCCAAGCTGTGCTATCGATCCTAGCGCACCCAGGAATCCGAATCCCTCTGCAAGTGCTGCTAACTTTTTGGCCTTGAGTCCTACGAATGGATCTGGAGCAAGTAACTGCGCGATGAGGGTCTCTGGAGCATCTGGATCCAATCCCATCCTTCGTGCCAAGTCTGCACTGGTGTACTTGACTTTTGGCACACCAATCTGTTCAGGACGGAGTTCAGGACGTGGTGCCACACCCTCCGGCACCTCCACAGGTTTATCTGGAGGCACACCCGGAGGTCTTGTCCTCAATGCCTTCTCTGCTTTGCCTGGCACGAATGCACCAGAGAAAAGCTCGACTATGTCACTAGGAAGACCATAGGTGCCAGAAAGGATACCCTTTACAACATTGATCTTTGCCTGTTGTGCTAGGTCTGCACGCTTCCGGAATTGTTCCTTAGTCTCTGCCATCTCTAAATGTAATGAACTGATTCTTCAACATTCACCTCAAACCACTCTGGTTCAGGATCCTCGACACTTTTCAAACACTCTGCTTCTAGTTCCTTTTCAAACTTCCTGAAATATTCTGGAGATCCTGATTCAGGAACTGGATTTGATTCTCGATGCAAATAGTGCATGCACTCCCGCCATCCATAGAGCATTGCATCTGAACAGTGATTCTCTAGGTCATCCCTCTCAATGAACCTGCCTTTTTCTTTTTCTGCGAGGTTCCACTCAAGAAGTGTCAGTTCATCTCTAAGAGGCTCAGTAGAAGGAGTCTCTTCAATCAATAAACGTCCTGTCTGAAAATCAGAGTTGATGAGTGTAATATGATCCAATTTCTTTGACTTCTCTGCAGGCCAGACATTCAACTCGTAGCGCTTGTTCAGTTCCTCCACAATCATCTTTCCTAGTCCTCCAGAGTCTGCAACTACACGGACAGGATCAAATCTGTCTACTAAAATGTGAATCTTCCTTGCGATATCTTCTGTTGTAAGCCCTGAAGTCTTCTCGCTGTGTACCACATAAACATCTGGAGAGTCTTCTGAAAATCCAAGAATGACAAATGCAGACGCATCCACAAATCCGAGGTCGATGCCAAGAACAAAGCTTTCCAGGTTGCTGTCCGGACTCGGTTCACATAAATTCCGTGTCGGAGAGAACCCATAAACGAGTGTTTCCTGATCATGTATCCACTCTCCAAGATACTCCCTGCGGAAAACTGGCGTGTCATCTGTCCAATGATTCTCTGACTTCCTCTGTGCAAGCCACTCTCCTGCACGAGGAAGATGAAGGTTGTGAAGCATTGTCCAATGGTGTCTCTCCCATGCGTCATCCACATGGTCAATGTCATATGCATATCCTGCTGCCGACGCACTAGGTGTGAAAAACGCGTTGATGGTTCCATCCAAATCCATTGTTGCTGGTTCTAGAATGTCTACGACCAATGTCCTACATACCGATGCCTTCATGCTTTGGACTTCATCCAAAATCACTGCACCATACTTTGGACCTCTTAACTTTTGAATCTCCTCGTAATCTGTTGCGCCTGCCAAGATGATCTGTGAACCGTTGCTCAAGGTTGCAGTCAGATCATTTGCACGGAACTCCAAGTTTAATCCAAACTTCAAATCTAACTCGTGCAAGGTTGCCCACAAAATCCTCCTTGCGTTCTTCATGCTCAAAGTGATGTAGGGAACCAAACTCCCTGGATACTCTATTGCAGCACATAACAAGATCACTGCGCTCAGATGAGTCTTGCCTGCACGACGCGAACATCTTGCGAGTTTCTTCTTTCTTGGTGAATCAAAGAAAATGCGCTGCTCCTCAAATAAACTCTCTCGCAAAGATTCTGATGCCTCTCTTAAACGAGTTGCCTCAATTTCCTTTGTTCTTTTTCGGGCGACCAGGTTTTCGAGAAGCGCTCGCTGTTGTGGATTTAGATCCAAGTCGTGCATCCGCTCCCGACGTGTTCCGCGCTTCTTGTCCCGAATGTCTGGACGCTTCAAGTGCTGCTTTCCTGCGCTCATCTTCTCTTGTCCATTCTAACTCTGCATCCATTGAAAGATATCCGGCGATGTTCGAGATTGGAACACACACCTCTACTAACCTTCCCTTTAATCGCTCAGGCATTCCACGAATGGTTAAGACCATTCCGTCAAACTCCATGTCCAACTCGTGGTTGTGACTCTTGTAGTTTAATCCTTCAACCACGTTGTAATGTGGAATACTAACTGGTTTTATAAACTGAACTCTTCCTACTTTCATAGCCAACTCCTAAATGGATTCCAGATCCATTTGTGGGTTTTTGTGAAAAAATTAAGTGCAGGTGTTCTCCAACTGACCTCACACTCCTCTGGAGACTCAGGTAATCCTGTTTCTGATAATAATCTCTTGCCCATGCCCATTCTTCTGAAATTAAACTTTATAAATAAAAAATGTAAACATGGAGACTCCTCCTCATAACACACCCATCCCATGATGTGATCCTCGTCCTCTGGATTGCATAAAACTAATACATGGGTTTTTGGAATTAAGGTTTTTAGGAGTGTGCGAGATTGTGAGAGGAGGAGGGTACCGGGTACCCTCAGCCGGATGGGTGGTCGTCCGCACTCCGAGGTGAAGATCGGGTACTGGAGACCGCTCCTGAGCCAGGAGTCGAGGATCATGGGCAGGTCTGCATCCCGATAGCCTCGCAGCAGCGGCTGCTCTCTTTTGTCGGTATATTTGACGGTACATTTTGCTGCCATCCTCGTAAGTCACTGATATCATTGTTTGCGTGGCGGAATGTACATCCGCCACATTGGTTATCCCACGACTTCGTGGTCGGTTGACTCGATTACTGGCGATGACTCCAGGACTTTCGCAAGTTCTGGGTCTGCTCGAACCTCAGAGAGTAATTGGCTATCGCTCATCTTGGAAACAAGAGAGACACTGTGTGCCGTAACATCCTTCCAATTCTCCGGATCTCGATTCTTCAGAAAGAATATTTGCGCCGGAACAGATCCATTCTTCGCACTTTCAAACAGCGCATTTGTAACGGTTCCAATACCCTTTGCCTTGCCCAGCTTTATGGCATTACCAAATGCACTGAAGGCTCGTTTCTTCTCAATGAGGGTCTTCTGAACTATCCCTAAACACGCACTAATCTGCACCTGATTAAGACCTTGAGCTGCTAAACGCTCAGTTTTCTCCAGTATTTCAGGAGTAATTAGAAATGCTGGTCTACCCATCTTCTTCTATCAGTCTATCAGTTTCTAACTGATTCTTTTCAATGTGATAAGCTATGTGATCATCTAGCCGTTGTTTCATTAAAGCCTTAGCTTTTCTTTGTCTATTCAATTCTCTTGTCTCTTCTCTATAGTATTTACTAGGCACTATCACTCTACTTCCACCGCGCACATGAAGAACACCAAACGGGTGGAGTCGGCTGAAAATCTACTTGCCAAACTCCCTCGCGCACATGAGGTTCCTCGGCTGAACGGTCTAATGATCATTCATATCTCCAGAGGCGTTCGCCCAAAAGGGCAGGTTCGGACGGCTTTCACCCTACCTGACTTTAAGTTTACGTTTATTACGTTTAGGAAGTAATCCTTTATTCAAGCATGGACTAGCTACAGTCTTCAACACTATCTACACCCTCTTAGATATATATATACACACAATGCTAGTAGAGAGAGGTATTATTTCTTCTTAGAGAACCCATAGGAACCTTTGGGTTTTCTTGTTGCTTTTGAGACTTTCCTACGTCCAGCAGCGCTCATTTTCTTCGTGGATTGCTTCCCTCTTTTAGCACCGAGTCTTTCATCAAGACGTGCATTATATCCCTGCTTTTTTGTTGGCATGATCATCTCCGTTGGTTGGTATTGTGGTGAGCGCCGGAGTCCGGACTGTTCTTCCTCCGACGCTCGTTGGACGAACAGGATCCAAGGCTCAGGTTACTCTGGAGTTTCCACTCGATCAAGCACCGGCAGGAGTTTCCTCCTTAATCATGGAGATTTCAACGGATCTGGCGGTATGACTGCACTGAGTACAGTATGGATCAGTTCGAGTTCATCCTCTTTCTCATGGTTGAGGAGTGCAATCTTCGGCTGCGGTTCCATGGTTTTGATCACACCTCCCTCATCCAGAAACATCCTGACTGCATCCTTCACTTCATCTGGTGTTGGATCTGGCTGTTCTTCTGCCTTATGCTTCGCCAGGGCCACTGCATTCCGATGTCCTTGGAGTTGTGCATCATTCGGTTTGATTTTCCTTCTTCCAGAGACATTCTTTGTTGCACAGGCATGGCTACAGTATTTCTGTTTAACACGGTGTGCAGGAATCGTGTAGGTCGCCTGGCATTCCTCGCAGACCTTTGATGTCATCTTGCGGATTCTAGGCATTGTAGTCGCGTAGGTTGTTGTTCACGTCCATACCGGTCCATTTCCCAGTCCTTTTCAGTTTTGCAATTTCAGTTATCATCTCTTTTGTGGTAGGGAAATGCCCGTATTTCTTTTCAAAGTCTTTTTCGATCCCTAAAGGGTACTTCCTCCGGAACCGATCCTCTGCACTCAGAGGGTGTGTTCTATCAGAACGGCACTCCATCTCTCACGTCCTGCTCTGGATCCTGATACCTTGGCTGTGCCTGGGCCTGCTGAGGTTGTGCCTGTGGCTGTGCCTGTGGATCCTGTGGTTTAGGTTCCCACTGGTCCTTGTAGGCGTAGTGCGTTTTGCCCTTCTCGTCTGGCTGCCGACGTGGTGCAATGACAATCCTCACCCATCCCTCGGCGTTTGCATGCTGGCTCAATTCTGCAACATTGAACGCAGCATTTATGAGTCGTCCTCCGTTATCAAAGATCTTCTCTTTGATTGCACACTTATTGATGTATGTTTTATCTGCCATCTTCTTCTTCTCTTCATACGGTTTGGAAAAGTGCCTTCAGTTTACTCCGAAACTCCGGAGGCATCGGCACTGTTTTGCGCTCCGGTTCAGGAAGCGCGAGGGCATCGGACGGACGCTCTGATGCTTTTGGCTGCGGGTAATTAACAGATGCATTGATGATATCTGCAGCCGTTGGATACCACTGAGAGTTCCTGACGTGTATTTGAAAACCATCTTCAATCTGCCAGGGTGCAAGCTGTCTCAGGTTCTTTGCCCACAGTCTGAGTTCTCCTGATGTTGTTGCTCCCAGGCGTTGCATCTGAGACTTGTAGTTGACTTCACATGCTTTCAATCCTTGCAACAGTTTCTCGTACTGTGCATGGGTCATTGGGATCTCAGGATCCTCCATGCGCTGATGCTGCGGATCTGATGCGGTGAAACTCTTGGTCGAGTACGGATTCATGGTGTTCCTCTGTTTGGTTACTGGTTTGTTCAGATTGATACTGTTCAATCAGTTCATTTGTGGGATTCAAAAAGGTGCTGCCATGCTTGGTTGGATAGTTGAATTTCCTGCATTCCAGTAAATAATTACGAGTTGCCACGTTTATTTCCTCCACGCTGAAGGTCATCCTGCAACTTTTATAGTTGACCAGCGCCTTTGCTCTTCCTCCTGGAGGTGTAGCAACCGCGTTTTTATAATTATCCCACCAAACATCGAACTCAGGATCTCCAGATCCCTCAGATTTCTTCCGAAATCGGACTATTCTTTTACTTACTAGATCTCTAGTTAGTTCTTGTTTGTGGCTATCCTGCTGGTCAGACTGTTGGTCGCTCACTGCATCATCATCCTGATAATCGCTGTAATTGCAGATGGTTATGACCGAATACTGCTTGGTCGCTTTGATGGTCAAATC